GGTAATGTAAAGGAAAACCTTATACAGCATAAGTTTATTGTGATGAAAGAAGCTATTCCGCAAGAGAAAGACTATCTTGAAGCGCTTAATAATATACAAAAAGCCAATACTATTGTTGTTAATGCATATAGCGAACAAAACCCGGACCAACCAATACCCAATCCTATACGCGAAGTTCAAAACGTACCGTTACCGCCTGAAGTAACGGCTGCTTTTCAAATGACTGCCCCCATGACGCAAACAATATTGGGAAGTTATGCCAGTAACTTAGGGAAAAATGACAATGATTTATCTGGAAAAGCTATTATTGAATCATCAAGTGTGGGTAATGCTGCTGCTATGCCTTATATTGTCGGCTATCTTGCAGGACTAACCCAAATCGGTGTTATATGCGTTGATTTAATGCCAAAATACCTTAAAGGCAAACGTACAATTCCGGTTGTGTCTAAAGATGGCGATAAAAATCATCAAGGCATTAATCAGCCTCAAATGCCATATCTGGATTATCAAGAGAATGCTATACATGTTAATATTTCTGCTGGTGTTAATTTTCAAGTCCAAAAGACTCAAAGCATGGCGACTATTGTATCGCTTATGCAAGCGTCTCAGGAATTTGCGGAGTTTATGAACTCGCCCGCAGGCCTTCCAATACTGCTTGATAATATAGAATGCTATGGATCGGACAGATTACGGGAAGCATCCACGCAATGGATGCAACAAAAACAACAGCAGCAAGCGCAAATGCAGCAGATGCAACAGCAAGCGCAGCAAAGTGACCCTGCTTTTATTCTTGCACAAGCTGAGATGATGAAAGTACAAAATACAGCTGAAAAAGACAAAGTTGATGAGCAACTAAAAATAGCCAGACTTGCTATTGACAAAGAAAAAGCAGATGCAGATATGCTTTTAGCAGAAGCGCGCGTTAATCAAGCGCAAATAGATTCGGCTGTTAAGCTTGAGGAGTCCAATACAAGTTTGCATAGGCACGCGCTAGACTCTGCTACAAAACTTGCAGAAATACAGAGCCGAGAGCATCGCGACCATTTAGCAACGCATGAATTGCATCATCAAATACAACAAGCACAACAAAAAATTGAAGAGTAACACGGAGCTTGGAGAAGATTGTTAACTTAAAATGGAGAAAGGATTGCATGAACAAGTATAAACTAACAGACCAGTTACTAGATACACGTAGCAACATACATAAACTTGAACGCGATGGCTTTGACAGAAGACAAATAATAGACTTCATGTATAAAGCAACGCCAGGGGTATCACAACAAGAACGCACTAAAATAATAGAGAGGCTTTATGATAGAAAAGAATGATTTCTTAGATGAGGATGACGAGTTACTAAAAATCGAAGAGCTTGTTCAAGAGTATGCATTAGATGAAGACTTAGCGCCTTGGCATAAGCCAAATGTATATTGGGACTTGTTTTCAAATGAATAAAGCAACTGAGCTATTGAATGAAATATTTAATATAGATGATTTTTATGCGCATTTAAATGCACAAACTGAAAAAATAAAGCGTATTGTTTTAATCAATAAAGAAAATAAATCGCTTGTAAGGAATGCTATTTTTATTGCAATTGCAATTTCATATTCTATTGAGGCATTGCATTCAATAACTGATTCAATTGCTGAAGAAGATGTTATTGATTGTAATGACTTGCGAAGAATATGCGTAGATATGGATGAAATAGATAAAATGATTAAAATTTTTGAAGAAAAATCGCAAAAATACGGGGGATTTTAAAGATGCCGTTAAAAAAAGGAAAATCTAAAAAAGTAGTATCTGAGAATATATCCGAGTTGGTACACAGTGGAAAACCTCAGAACCAAGCAATAGCCATAGCGCTTAGTAAAGCTGGTAAGTCTAAAAAGAAATAAGGTAAAAACTACTCAAAATCTAGTAACTATATGTTATGATTGTCCATCCTATTTGCATAACCTTTTTGTAGGGTTTTCAAATAAGAGTCTTGTCATATTGTTATTTTGTTACCTGAGGTTTCCACCGCAGATGGAAACCTCTTTATTTTTAACTACTCAGTGAATCAACCAAGGTTCAAAACTTTTTGACTATTAAATCTTGGATGACCAATTCTTATATCAAATGAAAGGCTTTAACCGCTACAGCTACCAACAATAAAAAATGAAATCCTATTATTGCACCCATTAACCATTTAAATTGTGAATTTACGATTATTTTTATTTCTTTTATATCGCTTTTTATATCTGTTAACGTGTTTTCTATATCTAATAATGACATTTGCACAAGAGCTAACCGCGTTTCTTTGCTGCACACAATATCAATAGGTTTCATTGGTTCCACATATGCCCCAACTGGATAACTGAAATTAAAAAACGCAAATTAGAACTATTTCAAAAGTTACCTTAAATTTGCATTCATATTATAACACCAATTGTCAAATTTCATGGGGGACCCCCACTATTAAAAAGAAACATTTTCCATGCTTAAAATCCTTATGCAGCAAAGGTTAAAGTGGGGGACCCCCATTACTTGTTTATTTTTTTTAAATAGGCATTAAAAGCGTGTTAAAAGCGTTAAACGCGTATGACTCACGTATTAAACGCGTATTAAACATTTAAATATGCATAGTTGTATTTATCTACAAATTGCCTTATCATGTAACCTTACGTCGTCAAACGGAAATCTGGCCGCGTCTTCACAGCGTTATTGTGATGCTCATTACGGTGACACCGCTCTATAAGTCAAAAAGAGGGATTAGGAATGACTGAAGATTTAGCAGAAACTGAATTACAGGATATGCCTTTGGAAGAGGCCGAGAGTGAAACCGTTGATGATGAATATCAAACCCCTGTGTACAACAAGATACAGGTTCAAGATGTAGTCAAACGCGAAAAACAGAAAGCTTACGAAAAAGGACGGAGAGCAGCTATGATGGAATTACAACAAGAACAGCAACCACAATCACTAGGTGGAATGTCAGCTCCTTCACGAGAAGAAATCCAAAGATTGATTGCGGAACAAGCGCCACAATTGTTGCAAGACCATGTTAACGAGATGCAAGCCAAACACACGGTAAACTCTTTCGTTAGCAAGATGCAGGCTGCTGAACAAAAATACCCTGGAATTCAAGAAAAGCTTAATGAGTTGGATTACAATACCATTACGCCTCTTATAAAGATGGCGAATGATATGGAAAACACAGGCGATATAGTAAACGAATTAGTAACTAACCCCATGAAGATGGGTAACTTATTAGCGTTGCTGTATGCTCAGCCTAAGATGGCGCAAAGGGCAATGAATGACCTTTCGCAATCTATCAAGGTAAACGAGGACGCCAAGACTCAAGCAGCTGCTGCAAAAGACCCTATGTCACAACTAAAACCTTCACAAAATGCCGGAATGGATAATGGCAGTATGTCGGTTAGTGACTTTAGAAAAATGTTTAGGTAAATGTAACCTAATCACCCAATCTAACCGCCAGAGTGACCCCATTCCAAAAATAAACATTTTTTGGAGCGACTACTATGGCAGTACCAACAAATATTTTACAAACCGTCCAGACATACCAAAAAGCAGAGCTGGCATGGTTACTTAATACCTTCGTGGGCATAAGCACTGCGAATAAAAAATTCGAAAAGTTTAATGATTTAACTGCTAACCTTGGCGACACCGTTAACTTTGACTTATCCCCCAGATATCAAAGCTATTCAGGTTTAGTTATTACACAGCAGCCTTCTACTCAACGCTTACAAGCATTAACTTGCTCACAAGCTGCCAACGTATCTTCTGGATTTACAGCGCAACAATTCATATTAAACGTTCGTGATTACATGGACCGTTTCGGTATGGCTGCAATGAAAGAATTAGGCACCTCTATTGAATTAGATATGCTTAAGAATATCGTTTCAGGTGTTGTTGTTAACGACCCACAAAACGCTAATTTCGGCTCTTTACAGACTAATAGCGGTCCTTTCCGTTTCTATGGTAATGGCGTTACACCTATTAACTCATTTACTCAGTTAGCCCAAGCTGTTGCAAACTTTGATGATTTTGGTGCATCTACTCATAAAAAAATGGCAATGCTACCTGTTACCGCCATTCCTGCAATTGTTGGTACTGGTTTAAACCAATTTGCAATGCGTAGAAACGATGAAACTGCAATGAAATGGGAATTGGGCGATTTTGCTGAAACCACTTGGCATGAATCTAACTTACTGCCTTTGCACGTTTCTGGAACTATCGGTAATGCCGCCTCTCCTAACAACGTAATGACTGTAGTTAGCACAAATGATCCTACTGGCGCCAATATTACTCAGATTACTTTCACTGAGCCTACTGGTAGTACAGACACTAACGCTGTTAAAGCAGGTGATTTGTTCCAATTCAATGATGGCGTTTCTGGCAAGCCTAACATGCGTTTCTTGACCTTTATTGGACGTGCTCCAAGTCAACAAAGCGTACAGTTTAGGGCAACTGCTAATGCTGCAACTGTTGCAGGAACTGTAACGGTAAGCGTTCAAACCATTAACGGCGTAGGTTTGGTTTCTGCTGCAAATGCAAATCAGAACATCAATAACGCGGTTGTTGCTGGAATGACTGTAACACCTTTACCCAGTCATAGAGCAGGTTTATTGGAATCAGGTGATCCTTTCTATTTGGCTATGCCAAGATTACCAGATTACTCACCTTTTGTGTCTTCTATCATGACCGATCCAGACAGTGGTGCAAGTATTCGCCATTACTACGGTAACCAATTTGGTCTAAACAACCAAGCTTATGTTCGTGATGCCATTTGGGGATCAACGCTTGTTAGTGAAAACTGCATGCGTCTCATATTCCCTATGTAATCTTATGCGCCGGAAACGGCGCAACAACACTTTTAAGGATAAAAAACATGAGTACATACACACAATTTGGTCAAGTTCCTTTTGCTTATACTAACGGCTTAAATATCAGTAATAATGCAACAACCCCTAACACCGTTATTGATATAGCAGTAGGCTCTGTAATGGATTCAACCAAGACTTTCCAGTTAACCGCCTCTTCTGCATTAACTGTAAGCTCTGCATCTAATGGCTTAAATGGATTAGATACAGGCACTATCGCAGCAAGCACTGTTTATGCGGTTTTATTGGTTGCAGATCCTGTAACAGATAGCGCTACGGGTGCCATGCTTTCTTTGTCTGCTACAGCACCCACAATGCCTTTCGGTTATAGTGCATTTGCTTTATTAGGTTATGTTGTAACCGATGGCAGCGCTAACTTCCTAAAGGGTTTATGGAAAGGTGGTAACTCTTCACGACGTACTTTTATGTATGACGCACCACAAGCCACTGCAATCACAGCAGGTGCCGCAACTACTTATACAGCAATAGACTTGAGCGCTTTAGTTCCTGCTGTTACCGATCAACGTTTAGTCTATATTAACTCTGCATTTACACCTGGTGCTGCAAGCCGCACGCTTAAATTGCGTCCTACAGGCAATACAGGGGATTCTATTGTAATTACAGGACAAGTTACATCCGTAGTTATTAGCAATCAATCAGCAATATATGCGCGTCTTTCTTCTGCTAAGCCAAAGATTGACTATGTTGTGTCTAATGCTGGTGATGCGGCTGCTATTAATGTTGCAGGGTACGATTACTACTTATAAGGCAGGACGCCATGGCTTACACCGCTTTGCAGTTGATAACACGCGCTTACTATTTGTCTCAAGTAGTAAGTAGAGACCTTCAGACGCCTAGCGGTTCGCAAGTCTCGGACGGACTTTACCTTCTTAACGCAAGTCTTGACTTTAAAAGTTCGGACTTGCGGTTAATACCTTATTTTGATAAATATTCGTTTAATGCCGTTCAAGGGCAGGAAACGTATAATATCCCTAACTTATTATTTGTAGATACCATGACCTTTAATATAGGTCCTGTACGCTATTCACTTAATGAGTTTACGCGTGAGCAATACTTTGGAATACCTCGCGTAGATAATATTCAATCATTACCCTATTGTTATCGCGTAGAACGCGCATTGGGTGGATGCGATATATCCTTATACTTTCTTCCAGCTTCTAATTATCTAATAAATATTGTAGGAAAATTCGGGCTTACTGAAGTAACGCTTAATACGGATTTATCCCTTATTTACGACTTTTTTTATATTGAATATTTGCGTTATGCGTTGGCTGAAATGATCTGTTGTGAGTGGGGCGCAACACTACCAGACGGATGCAGGAAAATGCTTCAAGAATATGAAAAGAAAGTAATGGATGTTAGTCCTCCTGATTTATCCATTAGAAGCCAATCATTCTTTAGTGGGCAATGTGGTTTTGACTGGCAAATGGCCAACCTTTATCGGGGATATATCCCGTGATATAATTGCCAATCTAATTTATGATTTTAAGTGGCAATTATGATAAAAGGCAGTTGTAGAATACATGGTAATCTTAATGATGAAACAGGATTTAAGTATAGAGATAAAAAAATAGAATGTGGGTATAGATTAAAGTGTAAAAAATGCTATGACACAAGGGTGCAAAAATATATTGATAATAATCTTGGAAAGGAATTTGTTTTACCAGAAAATCCTATAGGTAATTGTAGGGTACATGGACCTCTTAATAAAGATACGGGATTCATTACTTTTGATAGGGCATCTGATCGTGGGTATAGATTAAGATGCAGAGAGTGTTCTTATGTAAATAGAGTTAATACATATTTAAATAATGCAAATAAAATAAAAGAAAAGGCAGTTAAATGGAAAAAAGAGAATAGAAATTTGATCAATGAAAAAACAAAAGAAGACAGAAAAAATAACCCAGAAAAATATAAAAAATGGGCTTCAGATTATTATGATAGGAATAGAGATAAATTAAGCTTGAATCAGTCACTGAAAGCAAAAAAGGTTTCTTTAGAAAGTTACGAAATTATGCTTTCTAACCAAAAAAATAAATGCGCTATATGCGGACAAGAGGAAATAAGAGTGGCTAGGTGCGGAGGAGCTAACAAAACAAGATTATGCATAGATCATAATCATAAAACAGGTGAAGTGAGAGCTTTATTATGCCATGATTGTAATACTGGAATAGGTAAATTTAAGGATTTCCCTGAATTGCTGTTAAAGGCGGCGGATTACTTGATTTTTCATAATGGATGGACTGAATAATATGCCAGCTCCTAATGCAATGCAGCAGCATCAACAAATACCGCTAAAAATTGTTGGCGGAAATAAATTTGGGCGCTACCCAAAAATATCCGTTGAGCAAACTTTTAATATGATTGTAAGTGATGATGCGCTTGTTCCTTACGCGGGATATAAGGTTGTGTTTGATCAATTATCCCCAACCAACAAGGGTCGCGGACTTTATGCAAGCTCACGCGGAAACTTAATGGTGGCGGTGTGGGGTAGTGGCGTTTATAAGCTAACTTTTTCTGGAAGCGTGTTTTCTTACGTATTTGTAGGGTTTCTTGACACTACTGCTGGTGATGTTTATATGGCGGAGAACAACAATAACCAGATAGCTATAACCGATGGCATCAATATATATGGGTATAAATGGAGTGATCCCCCTGCATTATTAAGCTCTAATGGCGCGGGCATTACCATACCAGCGGGACTTAAAAATCCTGGTTATATTTCTTTTCAAAACGGAAGATTTATAGTTTCAGATACAACTTCAAAAAACTGGTATTTATCAGCTGCAAATGACGTTACAAGCTTTCCATCTACAGCGCAATTCCAAGGCTCACTAGAAAGCAAGCCAGATATGGTTCAAGCGGTTTTCCCAACCCCAGGCGGTGGTAATAACATAGTGGTTTTTGGACATACAGTCATTGAGCAATGGCAAGATATAGGGGCCGCATTGTTTCCTTATCAGCGCAGCTCAACATCTAATATTGACTTTGGAACAATTAACGCATCCAGTATAGCAGCTTTAGATAGTTATATTGTATGGCTTGCTGTAAACGAATCATCTGGTGTATCTTTAATGGTTTATGCAGGAAATAATGCACAACGTATATCGATGGATGGGCTCGACTATAAGCTTGCCTCTTTATCAGCACCAGAGGATTGCACAGCTTTTCTTTTTAGACAAGATGGGCATATTATTTACCAGTTTACGTTTATTACAGATAATTTAAGTTACATATACGATTTAACAACTCAGCAATTTTTTACGGTTACTGATGAAAACTTAAATTATCATATAGCAAAAAATGTAGTTTTCTTTCAAAACAAATATTATTTTGTTTCTTTGAATGGCGGTGATCTTTATGAATTTGGTTCTAATATAACATTCATGGAATATGCAAACCTAGCTAGACACATTATTCCACAAATACGCATAACAAACCCCATAAGGTTGCCAAATCAAAGTATGTTTATTATGAAAAGCGCATCCTTTACGGTTGAGAATGGACAGCAAGCTTCTCCAATAGTTCCACCCAGTACTTCTGCTGCAATTGATTTATCTATATCTAGGAATGGCGGAGAGTCGTTTGGGTCTGCTGTAAGAATAGACTCTAATCCTAGCGGACAAAGAAGAAGCAGGCTTATTTACCAAAAACTAGGTCAAGCAAACGATGCTACCTTTCAGATACGGTTTATAGGGTATCAGCGTTTTGTTGCTTTTGATGGTGTTGTGGAGATATACCAATGACAGACAGTGTTGTTAGGGTGCCCAACCTTCCATTGGGTAAAATAGTTGATGAGTCTTTTAATGCAACAGATGACGAATTAACTTTTAGGCATACATTAATAACTTCTTTGCAAAAAAACTTTGGAAATGAGGGTGTTGTAATACCTACGCAAGACAGTGCTAATATAGCTATAATAGAAGCAAATCAAAATGAAAACCTGCAATATACATGTCAGGCAGGAACTTTTATTTATGATTCAGATACAGACACTGTAAAAGTTTCTATTCTTGTAGCAGGTGTGCCTGTATTTAAAACTGTAACGGTAACATAAGGATATAAAAAATGAGCTTTGGATCAATATTAGGCGGATTATCAGGTCTGGGAACTGTGGTTCAAGGCTTGTCTGGTTTATTTGGCCACAAAAATAAAGGGACTTCTACACAAGATAACCCAGCAAATGTAGCAAATTCATATTATACGCAGATACCTGAAAAAGCACTTCCTTATTACAAGCCTTACATGGAAGCAGGACAAGGCGCATTAGGTAACTTGGCTGGTGAATATGGCAAAATGACCAGCAATCCACAAGATTTATATAATAAATTTGGAGGTGGTTACAAAGAGTCCGCAGGTTACCAAACACGTCTTCAAAGCGCATTACAAGCCGCACAAAACGCATCAGCCGCAGGCGGAATGCTTGGAACGCCCCAATATCAGCAGCAAGCAGCTCAAATAGCTAATGATATGAGTGCAAAGGATTACGAGGATTACTTAAACCATATTCTTGGTATATACGGTGGCGGCATTCAAGGTCAGCAAGGCATAGAAAACCAAGGGTATGATGCCTCTAAAGGGTATGCCAATTTGTTGGGTGGAGCTCTGTCTGCACAAGGACAAAATGCTTACGCAGGGCAAGCAGGACAAAACGCAGCACAAGCAGCGCAAAATCAACAAAACCAACAAAATAGAGCGCAAAGCTGGGGTAATTTGTTTGGTGGCTTAAGCAGTCTTGGAAGTCTTTTTGGTGACAGTGGCGCAGGGAATCTTCCAGCACAAAACAATTGGGCTAATTTATTTGGAGGTGAAAATAGATGAGCATTCAATATTTCCCATCATTTAGGCTTACGCCTGAAGAAGCAGGGTTTAGTGGAAAAGTAAATTATGCGGATGCTTTCAGTAAAGGCTTAAAGCAAGGATATGAGCCACGCAATCATTCCGAAGATTTACTTACTAAAATGCTTAAAAATAAATTGCTTGGTGTAGAGTCAAAGTATGCCGAACCTAAAAGCATGGCGGATTTATTGCGTATGAATCTTGCTAATCAATTTGCTAGCGGCTCCATGACTGACAGACTTCAAGCATTATCTCTTGCTAATGAAGGCACTGGATTGTCCAATCAATATGCAAGAGAGTCTATGCCTGATAAGCTTTTATCTAATCAATTAGCAAATCAAAGTGCTGGACTTAGCGTGCAAAAACAGCGTTTATTGCAAAATTTATATAATTCTAGCCCAGAAGCTGCATTGGGTGGTGATGTAGCGCAAACACTAGGATTGATGTCCGCTCGCGATAGAATGCAAGCAGAAGCTGAATCGCAAAATGATGATAGACCTCAATATGCTAAAAATATGGAGCTTAGCTTAAACTTACCGCAAGAACCTGAAGGCGCTGTACAGGTAGGACCTGATGAGGAAATTAGCGAAGAAGAATACAGAAGACAAACAGGACAAAGAGTACAGCCTATTATTCCTAAGGAAGTTTTAGAGGTTGCAAGAAAAGAAAAAGAAAAAGAAGAAAAAAAAGAGGAAAAGCAAAATTTAACTGGAGACTTTATAAGCAAGAAAGGTGCTGCCAATGATAAGTTGCTGGCAGAAGCAGTTAAAGACATAGACAGGAAAATTAATTTATACGGCCCAAATTCATTGCAAGTAAAACAAGCAAGATCGCGCGCTAATGCAATTGCAGACTCGGTAAGTAATGAAAGGTCAAAGGAGGGTTACTTAGACGCCATCCTTCCAATGACGTCGCCAATAAAAAAACCTATAACAAACACTAAACAAGCAAACATTGATGCAATAAATCAGAAATTAAGCGGAAAACAAGTAAAAGGAACATTATTAGAAGAAGCGGATAAATACGCAGATAAACAATCCAAGCTATACGGGTATAGCTCTCCAGAAGCTACGCGCGCCAGAAAATATGCAAATAGTATTGCCGAATCAAAAAACAAACAAGGATCTGTAGGGCCTCATTTAAAAGCAATAAATGACCTTCAGGCAATAAAAGAAACGTATGGAGAAAACAGCAATGAGTATAAAACTCAAAAAGGTATAGTGGATGCTTTTAAAAAGAGCCAAGAATTTGTTCCAAACACTAAAGAAGTTATCACTCAAAATCAAAACGTTGTTAATGGTGTTGCTGAAACGGCAGCGGCATTTGATAAATTAATTAAACTTCCTTCTCCATTTGAAAATATTGGAAACAAAGTATTAAAAGCGGATCAAATTGCAGCGCATAAGGCCGCCGTTGTTGAAGCGCTAGAGGGAATTATCAAATCAAACAACTGGATAAGAACCAATAAATCTATAGCTGCTGCGCGTGAGATAGCGGAAAGAGGCGAGTTTGAAAGCGATAAAGCATATAGGGAAAGACTTAAAATATCAAAGCAGCAAGCAATAGAAAAAGCAAAAAAATCAAGAGAGATTTTAAGGAATGGAACACCAATAGATGCGGATAAAGAAAGTGAAGAATACTTTAATCCTGAGAAATATGACTTACCAAAAAATACAATTCCAATGTCAATGAATGGAAAACTATTTTTTATTCCTAAAGAAAAGTCAGAAGAAATGCTTAAAAAGGGGTTTAAATATGGATGAGTTTGAGCAATACAGTGCACACAACTTCTTAAAGAAAAAACCAAAGGAAGACTTATCCGAATATTCTCAATACAGTGCTGATAATTTTTTAAAGAAAGACAAAAAAGAACGTTCTTTTGCAAGCAAATTATTACCTAATATAGCAACAGGTTTATTAAATGCAGGTCGAGGAATAGCCAATACTCCGCATAATATAGCTGGTTTAGTAGGACTTGGTGAATATGTTCCGCAAGTAGACCCTGAATTTAATTACGCAAGACAATTGGGTCTTGAAGACGAGCAAACAACAGCAGATAAAGTTATACAGGGTATTGCTCAGTATGCACCGAGTCTTGCTATACCGGGCGCCAGCATTAAAGCATTGGCAGCAGGGCAGGCAGCATATGGAGCTACACAAAATAAAAATCCATTAAAAGGCGCTGCTGAAGGTGCTATAGGTGGCGCTGCTGGAGGTATTTTGGGTAAAGGCGCACAATATGCTTTAAATAAAGTAAGGCCATCTAGATTGCTGCGTGGTAATTTAACGCCAGAACAACTTCAAAAAAACATTGATATAACAAAAGGGACAAGTACGGGGCTAGGGCAAGTTCTTGGTAGCCCTGTTTTAAATAGATTGCATGAAAATATTTTGCCTAACATTATTGGATCTGGATCTGAAAAAATAGCACAAAAAAATGCAGAAATAATAGGAAAAAAAGGATCCGAACTATTTAATAAAATTAAGGGTGATATTAATCCAGAAGATTATGGGATCCATTTACAGGAAGCGTTAAAAACCGCTGAAAAAGAAGCAAGGGCTGGAAAAAATGCAAATTATGCGCAACTTAATAAACTAGCTGAAGAAAATAATGTAAAAGTTGGACGAAAAAATTTCACGGAAACGGCGTCAAAAGTAATATCGGATATAAATAAAAGCCCCGAATTAAAAAATGAATTTGGAAAAGAATTATATAAGTCATTGTTAAAGTATGCAAAAAATAAAGAAGGCAATAGCCTTGAGTTAACAAATATATTTAGAGGCAAGTTAGGAGATAAAGCGTCTAAGCTATACAAAGACAATAATATGCATGAATACGGTCTTGTAAAAGACCTTCAAAATTCATTATCAAAAGACATAGAAGAATCTTTTAATGCAACTGGAAACAGTAAATTAAAAGAAGCGTATGAAAAATCACAAAGAGAATACCGAGAAAATTTCGCGCCTTTTGAAGATCGCAATATTGTTAAGTTTACTCGACAAGGTGGCGATCCAGATATGATTCTTAGTCATTTTCTGAAGGGGGGCAAGAATGATCGGGCAACACTCCTGAAGAAGCTAGATCAAGCTTATAAGCAAAATAAAACATCGCCAACCAAAACAAACATTCTGCCATCTGCGTATCTCTCAAAAGCATTTGATGCTGAAGGGCGCATCAACCCAACCAAATTTAAAACATTATACAATAATCTTGGCGAAAAGCAAGCAGACGTTCTTTTTGGTAAAGGAACAAAATTGCACAAAGAGGTAAGGGATTATGTAAATTTGGTTGGTAAAAATGCGCATTCATTTAATTTAATGGCAAACCCAAATACAGGGCAAAAATTAATGGGATTATTGCATACAGGTCTTGCGCTTAAAAGTCTTCCGCTTGCAATAGGAGGAGGTGTTGCGTCAAATGTTGCATCAAAGTTATTAACAAATGAATCAATAAGAGAAAAACTATTGAAAGCCATGATAAAAAACAAAGATTTTAAAATACCTTACGCTGAAAAAGCAGGCGCAGGAATATCTCAATCCATGTATCAAAATAACAAACCCATGGAAATAGACATGACAGGCGGACATCGTGAATAGGTATACTTTTTGCCCATAGAAGAGTAAAATATTTTAATTGCATATAAAAGGACTTATTGAATGGCAACACCAAATCCGCTTTATTACATGTGCCCATCACTACAAGATTATTTTGTTGACAAGGACAATGGAGCCCCTCTAAGCGCAGGTGTTGTTACTTTTTATAGGGATAATGACCACAACACACTTAAAAGCGTGTATCAACAAGTAAGAAGTCCAAGTCCTCCTTATGATTATCAGTTTGTAGCGCTTCCAAACCCTATGATATTAAGCAGCGTAGGAACCTTTCTTGACAATAATGGCGCGGATATAATCCCTTATTTTTACCCATGGGAAAATGCCCCAGGATTTCCTACAGGAAACCAAGATTTATATTATATTACGGTAGAAAGCACGGACGGAGTGCCTCAGTTTACAAGAGAAGCATGGCCGCCAAATGCCGCAGATAACCCAAACACAAGTGAAACATTTGTACCAACTACAAACCTATTATCAAATCCACAGTTTGTAGAGGTTCTATTTTCAGGATCTACCTCCATACCTGTAACAGGAACAAATACGGTAACAGAAATTGCACCAGATTGGGCGATAATTACCTCAGGTTCTGGCAACGTTGTTGTTGAGCAAGTGCCTATTATTGATAACCCATTAGAAAGTAACCCTCCTTATGTTTTAGACATACAAGTTCCTGCATTGTCATCGCCTTTATTATTAAGGCAGAGACTACAAAATAGCCCTAGATTGTTAGCAGATAACTATATGGCAGGATATTTTATTGCAGCATCTCAGGATGCGGCTAATCACGATATAGGATTAAATTATTTACCATACGGATTAACAGCACAATTAATATGTGAAGTGACCACTACCTCTACGGGTGATTATCTAGCTGCATCTGGAACCGTTGAGGTTGATACGGTTTCACTTGTACCAGCAGATACAGGATATCTAGATATATACATATCTATACCAGCAAGTTCACATATACGCATAAGCAGCATACAAGCGGTTGGCGTAGCCAATATAACTTCTTCCGCACAATTTATACAAGAATCTACAGCAAGACAAAAAGACCATTTGTACCATTACTGGGAACCAAGCCTTAAGGCTATGCCAATATCTTCCTTTTTAACAGGGTGGGCTTTTCCTTTAAATCCAGCTCAATTTTATGGCTATAACGTTCTACCTCAAGCGGTTGGTGCTAATAAATCTTATTATGCGTGGGATCAAACAATAGTTTTTCAGTCTGTCAATAGCGCTATTACTGTTTCAAGAGAAACTACAACTGAAATGTTTAGGTTGACAGCGGCATTAGATACAAAAATGGCTGTTATTCAATATTTATCAGGCCCTCAGGCATTTGATGTTATAAATCAATTAGTGCTTGGTGGTGTCAGTGTAAACATTGAAATGTCATCAAATGTACTGCAAACGCTTACCGTTTCTTTATGGTGGAAATCAGGTAGTATAGGTACAGGAATGACCACTAATGATTCGTTGGTAACAGGGCTTGATGCAAATGGATTTCCTACGGTTACCGCTGGCTGGACAGAGATTACTCGTGATTCATTGGGTAAAGCAACGTTTCAAACTACTAACTTATCTAGCATAAGCAGTTACAGTTTCTCAAACTTTTATGATAATTCTGCATATATAACAGGAACTGATTTTGCAATAGTTGTAGGGTGCTCTACTGTTGCTGCTGGTAACCAAATTGAATTTAGATCAATATCTTTGGTTCCTGGAAAAATACCGACTATTCCAGCTCCTCAAACAGTTGATGCAGTTTTAAGAGAATGCCAATTTTATTTTGAGCACTCTTATGCAAGATATACAACCCCTATACCAAATTCTACATCAAGAAACGCCGTAATTGTTCCATTATCTAATCTTACTGCTGCGGGCGTAACAACCGTATACCCAGAAGCTTTTTGCATAGAATATTATCAAGAAAAAATAGTGATTCCTCTTGTAACGCTTTACCCATCATCTGGCGCATTAACGGCAGGTAATGTATATGTGGAGGCTGATTATACGGGTGGACCTGCTGCATCAACTGGAAACATAGTTGCATCAACAGCATGGACCCAACGATTTATTGGCACAAGATCGGTATCTTATATCCCAGCAAATAGAACTGCAATTTATACACAAGCAGGCACTACGGGCGGATGGGGATTTGCAGAAATTCAATATGTTGTCGACGCAAGACTAGGAGTAGTTTAAATGAGCTTATCAGACACACGTTTTTCAATGACCCGTGATATTAACGGGTATAACGGATTTGGTTTACCAGCATCTACTATAAATCAAAGCATGGTACTTGCTGCAACTGTTGAGCAACACATAACCGTTCCATCATCAAGCGCTTATTGGATAGCGGTATTAAGTTATACTCCTGGTGTTTCTATATGGGTTGATAATATAGGAACCGCTGTGGTTCCAACAGGGGCAGCCTCTGCTACTACGTCCATGCTAAACCCTTCTGCTTTATATGTGAAAGCTGAAAGTGTGTTAAGTTTTATTACAAGCGACGTAACAAGCCCACAGGTTAGCGTGAGGTATTATGTTGCTCCTCCATATACCAACTAACATGAGTATACTATCTACGCCTCTAGGCATGAATGCGGTTAATAACCCATTAACAGACTCGCCTTATGTTGAACAGTATAATTTTGGAAATCCTTATCCGCCAACCAATCATTATGTAATGATTACAGAAGACAACAAATTTATGATAACTGAAACATTAAACAAATTCATGATTACGGAGTAATTACATGCCAGGATATATAAAATGGAGTTCGCTTCCAAGTACAACAGCAACTACAGCAGGAGACACAGTAGTTGGGTTACATTCAGGAGCAAATGAGCAATTCCTAGTATCAGCAACACCAAGTGCCTCAGGTATTGCTTTATGGGATGCTAATTCTAATATATCTGCAAGTAACGTACTAGAAGGATACGCCACCACCGCTACAGCTGCTGGCACAACAACACTTACAGTTGCATCAAAACGCCAGCAATACTTTACAGGATCAACAACGCAAACAGTTACGCTTCCCGTCACATCAACACTTGCATTGGGTCAGTCCTTTTATATCGTTAACAACTCTACGGGTATTGTTACGGTGCAATCTTCTGGTGCTAATACCGTGCAAGCCATGGGCGCAGGTACAGCTTTGTTAGTTACCTGTATATTGGCAAGCGGAACAACTGCTGCATCTTGGTCTTTTGGGTACTTTAACCTATCGCAGCCCACTTTAGTTTGGTCTACTATTTCAGGAACAACACAAGCAGCCCTTGTAAACAATGGGTACATTGTTGGGAATGTAGCGCAAACAACAATCACTCTTCCATCTACAGCACCAGTAGGTTCAATTATATCTGTTGTAGGTAAAGGTGCGGCAGGTTGGATAGTAACTGCAAATGGAGGCCAAACTATTAACTTAGGAACTAGCGCTACCAGCGCTGGAGGAACATTAACATCAGCAGCAGCAACAGATACGTTGGATTTAATTTGCATAACAGCAGATACAACGTGGTCCGCTCGCGCTGCATTTACAGCAGGATTGACCGTAGCATGACTAATAATATGCTTAATTTGTCATTATCAGGCATTACTGGCTCTGGTAATATTGTAGGTTCAACATCTCCAACAATGGTGACACCTGCTCTTGGTGTAGCCTCTGCTACATCTTATTCGTTTGCAGGATCTGGAACATTATCTTCCTACCTAACAGCAACAGCTATTACGCCTACTTTTACTTTTGTAACACCGGGTGATTTATCTGTTGCTTATACTATACAGTCTGGTTATTACTGGAGAGTTGGAGACATTTTTCTATTCTCTTACGCTATTGCATTTACGCCGACTTACACCACTGCATCTGGGCTCGCCAAGTTTAATGGGTTACCAACTAGTTTTGTTGATTTTAATTGGTGTTTACCTGTTTTATGTGTTAAAGCAATAACATTTACTGGAACAGAATTGGTTGCGACAGCATTAGGCGATTTTTTTTATATTAATGCGCAAGGATCTGCAACTTTAGCGTTTCCGTTCACAACCAATGAGTTCCCAAGCGGAGTTGCATACTCTTTTGTTATATCTGGACTAATGGGGATATAAATGGCTACAAATAATCAAATAAACTACCCCTTAGCAGGGCAAACAGGAACAGGACAATTTGTAGGATCAACATCCCCTACTTTAATTACACCAACTTTAGGTGCAGCATCTGCAACTAGCTTAACACTTCCAGGTAGTAGTACGCTTAGCCTATATTTAGGAGCAACAACAGTTACGCCTACTTTTACATTCGCAACAGTTGGAGACCTCTCTGTTTCTTATTCTATACAGACATGCAGGTATTGGCAGATAGGTGCTATGGTGCTTGTTAGCTTAACGCTTAGGTTTACACCAACTTATACCACATCTTCTGGTACTGCGCGTTTTGTTGCAGCAACCCCAACAGGTGCAAGCTCCTTTAACTGGGTACTTCCTGTTCGCGAAGTTTCTTCAATTATATATACTGGAACACAATTGGTTGCAACAGCAGTAAATGGGTACTTCCTGATAAATGGGCAGGGGTCGGGCGTTCTTGCAGCTCCCCTAACTACAGCAAATATACCGACAGGCGTACAACAAACAGTTGTTATAACAGGAATGTACGGAATTTAATTTAAATAAGGAGTTACTCATGAGGAGAAAAAAATGATTAACCGTAATATAGAACCAAAAAACAAACGATAAAAGCATAGTAAAAACCACGGGATACGCAAGGAATCAAACCTTGCTAAAACATTAAAATAATTAAAAAAATAAGGATATAAAATGAGCATAGTTTCTATGAATTTTGGGTTTGCAGGCCAAGTAGGTGTAACCCCTAGACGTGTACAAATGGTCGTAACGGATAGTTTAGCAACATTCACTACCGCAAACTATCTTAACCAGAATGGCATTGCGCCCAATACAGTTTATAGTACAGATATATTTGACGTTATTTACAGTTACAATGCTTTAACGCAAACAGGTACTTATGCCCAGTTTTTACCTTCCATTGCAGCCTCTACTGGCATTATTACGCTTTCATTAGACGTTTCTGAAGGAAATGTTTTATTGCCAGTTATAGCTAATCATTTTGCGGTATTTAATGGCACAACAGGCCAGATAAAAAGTGATGCTGCAACTGTAATTAACTCAGGCAACATTCAGGCTGGCTTATCGGGTACAGCAGGATATCTTGCCAGTTTCCCAGCAACCGCTTCAAAAGGCAGCTTAAGGATAACAGGTGTTGCTAATACTGGCGATACGCTTGTAACCATATCTAATGCGCTGCATGGTCAGGCTTCAGTTTATAGCATCCCTGATAGCGGTTCTGCCACGGCAACTTTTGCTGTATGCCCTGCGGCTTTAGTAAGCGGTAATGCAGTTAAGGCTTCAGGAACAGCAGGATTATTGGTGGATGCTGCTTACGCACTTAAAGCCAACACTACAGCAGCTTACGCAGGCGGTGGCACATCTAACGCCTTTGTAGCAACAGGGGTTACGGCTACATCTATAGTTACAGCGTCCATACTTTCTTCTACTAATGCGGTATCTATAGTGAAAGTAGTTCCAACGGCTAATACACTTACGGTTGATTTTAGTGCGGATCCAGGTGCCGCAACCACTGTAAGCTGGATAGCTATTAGTGCCGCAGTATAGTATTATTTACGGGTTGGCCTTATTAATTTAAGGCCTTTTAAATAGCATGGAGGCTAATATGATTAAGGTTTTGATAGTTTTTGCAATAACATTTCTCATTGCATGGGTATTTCTTATATCCAATAAAATCAACCATTACTCTATCAGAATAATACATAAAGCAGGATTCATTCCAGCCGAAAGAATAAATTACACTTTAGAATCACCATTTGTAGTGCAAATAAACAACCGAGAAATAACCGTACCAACTAATTTTGAAACCGATCTTGCATCCATACCAAGAATTTTATGGCCTTTATTTTCACCAAATGATTCAGATACCGTTTACCCTGCAATACTTCATGATCATTTATATTCATGCGGAGGATGGGTTAGCAGAAAATATGCGGATGATGTTTTGTATTCATTTTTGATAGAGCGAGGATACCCAAGATATAAGGCGTTGCCTTTTTATATTGCGGTAAGGGTTTTTGGATCATCGCATTTCGAGACACGGAATAAGCAATGCGATTTTAAATACATAGGGAGATAATCATGGACGAGCTTAAAGAATTAGTAATGGCGCACGAAGGACTAAAGCTTAAAGCCTACAGATGCACGGCAAACAAACTTACCATAGGTGTTGGCCGTAACCTTGATGATTGCGGTATATCAAAGGATGAGGCTTTGATCATGCTAGATAATGATCTGGCTGAAGCTGAGCGCTATTTAAAAGCCTATGATTGGTGGAGAAGTATTGATAGGGTACGCCAAGAAGTTCTTATTGAGCTTTGCTTTAATATCGGTATAGCTAAGATATTGCAATTTAAAAACATGATTAAAGCCATACACGACAAGGACTTTGAAAGTGCTGCAAAACATATGTTAGATTCACTATGGGCAAAGCAGGTTGGCCCTAACAGAAGTAATAATATGGCGCGTAGAATGAGGAGTGGAAGTTATGCATCCTGAAGAAATTGAACAATGCAAGCTATTTGACTGGATAAGAACTATACCAGAACTCGATAGGTGCGCCTTTCATATAGCCAACGAACGCAAGACAAATCCCATGCGAGGACTTCTATTGAAGCGTATGGGCGTTCTTTCTGGTGTAAGCGATGTATTTATAGCGTTACCAAAAGGAGGCTTTCATGGTTTGTTTTTGGAGCTTAAAGCCGGCAATAACAAAGCAACCGAGCATCAGCGATTGTTTCTTGATAAAATGACTCAAAACGGATACCTTGCTATATGCTGTACAGGGTATGAAGCAGCAAAAGCAATCATCCTTACATATCTTGGAAAATCTTATTCCGAATTTTTAGATCATCCGATAGATACAGATGAGATGGCGTTAAAATATGCTTGATCATATTTTCAAGATAGCACATTTTATCAAGATGCATGTAATAACTGGAGGCATCTTCCACGTGCCTTTTTACAAATTTTGCATAAAATATATCGCGTGCTTTTTTGCTATTTGTTGAATACCATTCTGTAACTACATGGATTGAACCATACGGAATTTTAACCTGGTAAGAGGCTATCAATATTTTATTGCCATTAACCCTGTACTTTGAGGCTATAACAGGCGCTACAATACTATCCTTCTTCAGCGGCCTTAGTTTTTCGTTAGGGTCTATTATTTCTTCCGCGCATTCTCTGCAATAACGCGCTGTTATATCGTTTTTAGCCTCGCATTCTTTGCACTCTTTAAACGTAAAATAATGGCTGCATCGTGTACTATTGTAATCTAATCCTGTACAACGCCTTGTATGTTCGCCAGCCGGCGTTTTGCACTCCGGGCACTGGAATATCATCGGCTTAGTTTCATCTATTTTCTTTAATGCAGAAACCAAAATGGGATCATCCCAATTGCTATGTCTATCTATATTTTGCGCATAGTCTAATATCAGGCAATCTTTCTTTGTTTCATGCAACCTTAATCCGCGCCCAATGCCTTGCATAAATAACGTTAGGCTTGACGTAGGCCTTAGCCACGCACACATATCAAATGCCGGAACATCTACGCCTGTCATTAGGCAATTAACGCTTACTAAGTAACGTATATGCAGTTTTCTTGCAGCCGTTAATATACGGTCGCGTTCCTCATGTGGCGTGTCTCCTGTAATGATTGCAGCTTGCCCATCTGGAAGGGATGAAAAAGCTTCTTCACAGTGCTTACGCGTTGCGCAAAATATAAATGCACCATTTCGACCACGATTAACTAAATCTATTAGTTCGCGCATTATTTCGCCCGTTAAGCGCTCTTTAGAATTTATTACTTTTTCAAGTTCTGCATTACTGAATTTTCCTGATGTAGTTTTTATTTTGCTAAAATCAAAAGAACCTATGGTTGATATATCAAATAATGGCTTAACTAAAAAACCACTTTCTATTAACTTAAGCATAGGAATTGAAACCACTTCCTCCTTAAATAATTGGTTTTTTCCTATAATAGATATATTTTCACCTCTAAAGGGCGTACCTGTAAGACCTATAATGCGCATGCGTTTTTGTTGGTTGTAAGCTTGTATATTTAAATGGTTGATAACGCGCATATACATAGACTTCTCATTTTGGTAGTCGATGTTATGGCATTCGTCTATTATGATTAAATTAAATGCTATGCTCTTTATATCCTTGCCGTTAAGCAAAGATTTTGGGGTAGCAAATATTATTGGTTTGTCTGTTTGTTTTTTATTTAATGATGCGCAGTATATTCCGCAATTACCGCCCTGCTCGGTGTATGTTTCCGCGTTTTGGCGTATAAGCGTTGAGTTCATTGTTAAGCATAATCCACGCCAACCGCATTTTTCTATCATTAAAAGTAGTTCACAAAGTATTACAGATTTTCCAGCACCCACACTGGCGTTTATTAATAACGGTTCGCACGTTTCTTTTAATCGTTTTTTTACTTTGTTTATAGCTTCTAACTGATAAGGCCTAAGCGTCTTCATGACATATGTTAGAAAACGGGCACATTTTACATATAAAAAAACATGGGTTTTTGTTTATACGATCTGGCGGTTCTTCTGAATAAATAACTTCATTAGCGCGGTTTAGCAGCTCTTCATAATATAATGGGTCAAAAGTCACTAGTTCCTCATGCAATTCTGCTGTATCTTTATTTATTGCTATAAGTATGGCCTTGGCTATTTTTTTTATTCCCATATAGGCCTGTACTTGCGCATAATATTGCATCTTCCATGCATGCAGGCCTTTTAACTTAAAAGCATTAAATTGCGTATTGCATGTACTTTTTATTTCTATAATGTAAAGTTCACCGTGCTCATCCACGGCTATTGCATCAACATGACCATGTATAGGTTTTGTTTCTACTTCATCAAAATATATTGTTTTAAGGCCAGATTTATCAAGTAGATCAAGAATCATTCGCTCTAAATAGTGTCCCATTTCAAATGTCATTAAAAGTTTATCAGAAAAAGGCTCTTGTTTTTTAAGATGATAAGAATACCAGACTCTTCGCAAGCATGGGTGCCCTATGCCTGATGCACCTATATAATCGCGGCTTGGCTCTTCTGCTCTTTTTTTAATTAACGCCTTATTTATTTTTTCTATTAACATAGTTAAATCCTTGGGATTGGGGGCATTAGCCCCCGAATTTAAAAAGCAACGTCATCTTCTTTTTGTAAAGAATGTATTATCTCAAGTTTTTTCCCTTTAGCCTCTACAAAACCTTTTATAGCGTGCACTTCTGATATAAAGTTTCCCTCATTAAGCCCACCGCTTCCATCAGATTTAGGCATGGAGTACTCTTTTATTTTTATCCCAAGTACCTTGCCAACCATCTGACTTAAAAAGTAATTATCTGGTGCAACGTTAGGAGCCGGTACGTCCGAAAGGTTCATGATAAGTCGCAGCATATTTAGCGCTTTAAATCGCTTCTTTTCATCTTCATCAAAACAACGTATCTTTTGAAAAATTATTCTTCCTACATAATCGCCTTGTGCAATTACCCATTTAACTTCGTAAATTTTACTTGCAGCACCGTATGCACTAGATGGTTTTTGTATAACGCTAAAATCTTCTATGCGTGCAAAAGCTTTTGTGCCATCAGGTATTAACCCAAAATCTTGCGTAAAAGCATTATCTGGATTACCGTCCGCCATACCTAGTTCTGTCTGCCAAAAATCTGTCATTTAATTATCCTCTTGGTTATAGTTATTGATCGTTTTTTTTACATTTAATAAATTGTTATCAATTATTTTGTCAGTAAACATCCCCATAGGGCTTTTAGCCATGTGTATGCCATCCGAGTTAGTAAGAAACTTGTATTCGTTATCAACAAGCATGGTATGCAATATCACCGTAAACATGCCTTCCAGATTTACTTTATCATCCAGCATTTTTCCTATCGTTCTTATTTTTGACTTTCCATCAACATCTACATAATTATGGGTTAAGATAAAACAATCTAAATCATCGCGTGCCTCTGTAAGCGCTTTAACAATTTTCCATGCATTGGAACCTATATCTGTAAACTTACGGTAACCGACCTCGGAAGCCCTGCGCATATATTCATTGGCTAAAACGTATTGAAAATCATCTATTATTAGCGTTTTAATGTCGAGTCTTTCATCATTTAATTTTTTTATAGCACGCAATATCATTTCTGCGTTGTCTGTTGCAAGGTAGTTTTTTGACTCTAGATTATACTTTGCCTTATATCCTTTGAATGGCAAAGGCTTGTCCAATACGTTTATAATTACTGTTGTTTTGTTATCCAGATCACGTAAGCTAGTTGATTTTCCGCTTCCTGATTCGCCCAGTATTAGCGTTGCGTTCCCCATTATATAACCTCCACTTTAACGTTAGGCTTACTAAAGCCTATACTTAAAAAAGCCGACAATAATTCTTTGTCCGCTCCTGTTCCTTGTGCTTCTTTTAATTTTTTCTTGTTGATTTTATACGTTTTCCCAATATCAACGGGGTCTATTTTAAGCTTATCGCGTATAGATTCGTATTGTTTTTTATCAATACTGTAAAGATATTCTGTTTTAATAGTTGCCTTATATTTTCCGCATCTATGTGTAGAAGAGCCATCTTTTTCAATTATAAGAAGATTATGTCCATCAAACACAGCTTGCCCGGTTTCTTCTATAATTTTTCGCTCTAATTGTTCTTTTAGTACGCGCAGTTCTGCTATTTGTAGGTTGACCGTTTGGAGTGAAGACAAATAGTCTTCAAAGGAGTTTTGCATTTTACTTTACCTCTTTATTATGTTATATAAGCGTCGGTATGACGTAATAATATAGTAACGCTTGCCCGTCATATTGTCAACAGGTATAATAAAGTTTTTTAATTTTGAGGGGATTTATTGTGTTATTGTCTGAAGTGGTTGGCTATTACAAGTCAACGTATAATTTTAAACGATGCACAGGGATGAGCTCATCAAGCTGGAGTGAGTGGAGTAGGATTAGTCATATTCCGATTGGCTCACAAATGAAACTACAAAGATTAACGAATGGGGAGCTAAGAGCAGATCTAAACCATACGGGGAACAAGTATGTCGCATAGAAAACCTGTAAATATTACATATAATCAAGAAACAAGGCTTGCTTTACTTGAGATGTCGGTATTAAATATCGCAAATACATTAAATGAAATGCGAAAAGATAATAAAGACGAATTTAAATTATTTAAAGAAGAAATAAATTCATCAAGAAAAGAGCTTAAAGAGGAAATTCGAGAATTCAAAGAGGAATTCAAAAATGAAATCAGAGAAGTTAAAAGTAATGCCCAATCTAACTTTAAATGGTTATTGGGAATCATTTTTAGTACACAGATAACCGTTATAAGTGCAGCTTTTGCAGCATTAGGAAAAGCTTATAACTGGTTTTAAATTAATTTGTAGCAGGGATGCCTTTTTGTTACGAGGCAAAAAAATGTTAAATAATAAACCTTTAAAAGTAGTTCCATTCGATTTAAACAGAAAATTAGGCAATAAAATTTCAGTAAGAGCACCCGCGGGCATTGACCCCATGTATTTTGAAGTTGCAGAATACGCCGTTTCAGCTCTATATCAAGCATTCCCATTTCATAAAGGCTTCGGAGAAAAGCACTGGAGGCATAAAGCCGAAGACTATTTTAAAGCAACCGTGCATTTATGGGGTCTTCAGTTTGCAGAAAATGGATTGTGCAGTAAATGGGGCGCGGAAGAGGCGCTAAAGCTGATAGTAAAGAAAAACATAGAGCCAACTCTTGGAAATTTCATTGCGGCGTACTGGAAAAAAGAAGAGCTACTTAAAACCGCAAACCATCTTCAGTATATAAAATTCCTAGAAGCGCGCTTAAGTTACGCTTACACAATAGATAGATTTAATCATTTGCAAAATAGCGCTTGACATGTTAACCGTATTGCACTATATTGTCCTTAATCAAACAATACAGGGGTGTTAAAATGATAGAAAAAGTAGGTAAAATATTGCGTACAACCGATATAAGAAAACTATTTAAGATAGGAAGAACTACGCTTGCAAGATGGGAAAAAGAAGGTTCTTTCCCTAAAAGGGTTAAACTTGGAGAAAAATTATTTGGCTGGCAAGAAGAAGACGTTCTTAAATGGTTACAAGATCAAAATAAGGAGGATGCTAATGAAGCGGCTTAAAACATGCGGTAGGGATTTTAACCCCTACCCCAACAGCCACAACACGAATTGTGGCTCAAAACTATCAGGAATAATAACTAAACACGAGGAAATAATAGCATGACAAAAACAGAAAAAAAACCCCAAGAAAGATTTATTTCAATAAATGAAGAAATAATTAAAAACTTAACACCACGTTCATATGTAGTTTATTCAGTACTTAGATTAGAGTCTGATTGTAAATCTGAATGCGGATATGTGAGCTGTAAGGTCAAGTTCATTTCTAACGAATCCAACATACCTGTATCGCAAATTTACAAATGTTTAAATGAACTTGAATCCGTTGGTTTAGTCAAAAGGAATTTAGATATTGGAGAGCAAACAACGTATGGCGTAGCAAAAACCTTAGGTTATTTTAACAATGAAGGGGTTAAGTAATCATGAAAATAGAAGAAAACACCCCTAATAAAAGGTTTGTTTTGACAAACGAAGACATAATAATGGCGTTAAATGGTAATGCATATAAGCTTTATTCGATTATACAGCTTGAGTCAAATTACAAAAAAGAATGCTCGAAAATAACCAAGAAATTAAAGTTTTTTTCTAACCGATCTGGTCTATCTAAGAAGCAAATTTTGAAGTGTTTATTTGAGCTTGAATTGCACGGTTTGATTAAAATAGAAAGAACATTAGGCGAGCAATCTATTTATCATTTTGCTAAGGAATTAAACTATTTCAACAAAAAATGTCAAATCAACCAAGGTAACCACCTAGTTACCTCAGAGGTACCACCCAGTTCCCTTTTGGATACCACCCAGTTACCTGAGGGAACCACCCAGTTACCAGAAATGCAATCCTTAATCATCAGAGATACAGAGTTCTTAACAGAAGAGGGGAATAAAAAAGAATACGCGCGCGCGAAAGCGCCCGCTGGTTTTTCTTTTAAACCCCCCTCCCGCTTTCTAGAATTTTGGAATGCTTATCCTAAAAAAGAAGGCGAGTTAATTTGTCGTAGAATTTGGGAAAAAAAAGGCCTTGATAGCATTACGGATGCAATACTTGAAAAACTAGAAAACCAAATAAAATACGATGAGAAATTTAAAGCAGGTTTCATTTTTTCACCTAGAAACTATTTGCAAGATGAAAGATGGCGCGATGAAATAACAAGATCTATAAAACAAAAAGAGGAAGAAAAAGAGGAGGTGGTAGAGATAATTCCAATTACTGATCTTGCTGAAGGCCTTAGGCAATATTTTATTTCGGACAATGCACAAAGAGTAAAAAATGGATTAGAGCCCAACAATTATGATGAGGTAATGAAAGCATGGAAACTTTAAACCTGGTAAAAACATTAGAGCATCATGGAGAATTATTTTTAAAGGCAGCAAGCTATTTAGTGGATAAGATAATATCAGAGTTACGTGTTATTTACCCCGAATGTAACCGATATTACAAAACACGAGAAGACATTGCAGAGCTAAAAGAAGTTTGGGCAAAGGCTATTTCTGGAGCAGGCTTAATGGGCTTAGAAGATATAGAGCGAGGGCTACATAGATGCAGACAATCAAAATCTGATTTCATGATATCGCCTGGTGTTTTTATCGATTACTGCAGAGAAAAGCCAGAAGACATTAAAGACAGTAACGGGAAACCTCTTTTAAGCGCAACAGAGGCCCATAGAGCCTCTTTTAAGCTTCCGGAGTACTTTGGCCCCAGAATATCGCAAAGTCACGATCAAGACATGATAACGAGCTTTGTGATATCGCTTTGTGGAGGTGATGCTAGCTATCGAGCAATGAATGCAGTGGATGGGAAAAGGGCTTTTATTAGCAACTATCCGGCTGGAATTGAGCGATGGAAAGAAATAAGGGATATAAATCGTACACGAGAAGACAAGCTGAACATGTATTACAACCCTGTTGTAGCAAGGCCTGCGACAATAGAGGCGCCTGCTCCAAAGCTACTGCAAACACCACAGCAGATCAAAGAAGAGAATAAAAAGCTTACGCCTTACGAAGAATTTAAAGCAAATGCAGAAATTTGCAGAAACCAGAGCCCTAAAGACTTTGGAGAGCAATTTAGGCACCTTACGCAAGAGCAGCATATAGAAAAAATAAAGGAAGTACTGGAGTTTGCAAAGAAAGGAACGCTCGGAGCATCTCAGAAAATGGCACCCATTGATCCTAAATACTATCCGCAGTACGTAGAGCCTGAAATGACCATATGGGATAAGAAAAATCCTGAGCTATATGCAAAATGGCAAGCTTTACGCTCTAAAGCGCGACTAGACCAGGTAATGGAGGAGATTAAACCTAAACCACAAACCCAAGAGAACGAGCAAACCGAGGAACCAAAGAAAGACTTTTCGGCTTACTACCAACAACCTGAAGCGGATTACCAACAACCCGAGACCTACCACCAACAACCTAGCGTACGTACAACCGTCCAAGCAGATAGTGTGCTCCCTAAAACCCCTAGTAACTATAGCGAAGATCCTTGGGGGGTGGATCGACCTACGGAAGAAGCTTCACCCCAAGCCTTGGGTGAAAACGCAAAAGATCTTGATGTTTACAATGAATGGTTCTCGGAAGACGTCAATAAATGCATGAAATCGTTAAATTAAGGCATCAAGGTTGCACGTAAAATCATAGGCAGTACGTTTGCTTAGGTTTGCATTAGATCGTTAAATGGTGAGCTTTAAATTAATCGTGTAGTATTGTGGTGGGTTGTTCTTGCCATAATTGTGCTGCTTTGGCATACTATTGTCTCGGGTTGCCATCTAAGTTACCCAGGATGGCATGCATCCCTGTTTGCATGCCATTCACCAAAATAAAAGGATTTTAATATGTCAAACATAGTTCAATTTAAGGACAAAGAGAGTAATTCCTATATTAAAATAAATTTAAAACATAAAACAATTTTAGAGCACAAAGAGTTATTTCCTGACGAGCCTTTCAATGAAATAAAGGTGGTTGAATATGATAAAAAGTATAAAAATTATACTAGATTAGAAGAAATGGCGTGCATGCAAGGCTGGCTTACAAGGTATAATACATGATTATTAAATGCAGTTTTTGCGATAAAAAACCTTTGGCAATGTACCTATGCAAAGACCATTATTTTAATGCAAAAATTGTTCCAATTGATTATGCAAAATGCAATAGACCGGGTTGTTATAATGAAAAATATAAAAACAATATGTGCAGGCCTCATAACGCCAGTGTTTTAGCATCCAGAAAAAATAGAAGATGTACCATAGAAGGATGCACGCGCGTAATAAGAGCGCGCGGCATGTGCAGGGGTCATTTGATTGATGATGATTTACTTGCTTAAGTTATTCGCGCTTTAGTAACGTGTACGCTGTTTTTGTTGACATGTTTAATGCATTGGCTATTTCATGCATTTTAATGCCTTCTTTTCGCATGAGCTTAACTTTTTCAGATAAATGCCATTTATTGGGGCGCCCTTTAAATGTGCCTGCCGCAATTGCTGCATCTATTCCCTCGCGTTGTCTTGCGCGTGTTATAGCGCGCTCAAATTCCGCAAATGCGCCCATTACTTGCAGTATCATAATCGACATTGGCGAATCATTTCCGTTAAAAACCAGTCCTTCCGTATGAAAGACAATTGTCACTCCGTTTTTGATTAACCCATCAACAATGTTTTGAAGATCGCGCAAGCTTCTAGCGAGTCTATCTATGCTATGTATATGCAGCGTGTCGCCTGGACGTAAGTATTTTAAACACTCTTGTAGTCCTTCTCTTTCAGCGCATTTCATAGCTCCATAGCAATCCTCAAAAACTTTGTCTAGTTTTATATCCTGCAATTGCCTTAAAGTCGTTTGATCGCTCGTTGATACGCGTATATAGCCTATTTGTTGATTACTCATATTTTCCTCGTGTAAAAAAGTCTGACCTTTTTCAAAGTGTGTAAAAAGGTATTTGTTGTGAAATTACAGTGCTATCTTAAGCGCAAAAGCTTATTAAATATTTTTATTTTTGATTTTAAAAGGGCATACCCGACTACAAAGCCGAATATGCCTTTTTTTGTTGCATTACAGCTAAATAATGGAAGTTATATACCCGTAGTTTTGGTTTTTTGTATTTTCAGTTTCATGGATATTTTCCCACTCCTTTTCTTCTTGCTTGATATCGCGCTCATTAAGTGCGTAATATTTCCAGTTGTTAAGTATAGGGTTGTCTGTTTCAAAAATATTTAGTTCATTTTCATTTTTCATTTTAAAAGCCTTATTTTAGATGCTAGCTTATCAAGTGTTTTAGTACGTATAACTTTACGCCCCATTATTATTGTGTAGCTGTTTTCAGTTCCTGCGAAAGCAGCTTCTGGGTTTAATGCTATGAACGCGCGTATAAAGTCGAGATTACTCATTGTCATGCTCCCATTGATCGTCGTTGTATTCGTCTGCTTTTTCACATTCGATTTCATAAAGCTCTTCATATGAAAGCGCATCGTCGTCAACGTCATTTAATTCTTGTTCTAGCATCATGCTCTTACTCCTTGTTTTTTAGCATAGTTGTGTGTCATTATAATTGTCCTTGTTGCAAAGGTGATTTAGTGAGCGCGCTACAATGTTGCCGTAGCGCGCATTTATTAGCGCAATACTTTTATTGCATGTTCAAGTAAAGTTATAGCTGAATATAAATTTTTAATTGCCTCCTTTTTGTTAGTGTTTTCAAGATTATATTTGCAGTTTGCTATAATAAAAGTTGCATCATATAGCGCCTTATCTGCATCAATTAATAAAGTGCTGCTCATTTTTAATTCTCCTCCAAAATTTTTACATATTTCAATTCTTGCGCTTTATTAATTGATTTTGCGGCTTCAACGTTTATTAATGCATTTGATGAAATCGCTTTTTCTATATGAAGCAAAGCATTTGTTAAAAGCTTATATATTTTTTCTTTTTCTGTGCTTTGCGAGTTATAAAACGCGTCTTGTATGCATTCCATTGCGTGCATACACTCATGCTGAAACTCACGTACAAGCTTAAATTCGCTGTTTTCCATATCTCTTACCCCCACTGTTGTTGTTCTTGTTGTTGTTGGTCGCAGTTGTCTTCATCGTCCCTACTTGACCAGTACAAAAAATGGTCATCTGGATAATATTTGTATTCTTGTGTTTCTGTTTCTTTTGTAGTATCGTTCATTTTGTCAGCCTTATTATTTATTATTAATTTTAAAGGGCAAGGTTCCACGCCTTGCCTTACCAACCGTAGTAGTAACCTATTGCCACGGACACCATCAAGAAAATGCTAAATAGTTCCTCCCCTACGTTTATATAGTTCAATATTGCCCCGATAACACCGCATATTATTATATCTGTCGGTATTTGCATGTTACCCCTTAAACAAAAAGTTTAGTTATTAAAGCCGTTAAAAATATACCCAAAATCATTAAAAATTGATTATTCATTTTTTGATCTAAATGCTTAAAACTGCTTTTGTTTTCTTTTATTAGTTCTTCAAGTAGTCTTATTCTAACTTCTTGATTAATGTATTTTTCTTTATTCATTTTTAGCCTTTAGTTAAGCCCGCAATCGCGGGCGTTTAAATTATTTAAATAAAGATATTGCGGAAAAAACAAGTTTTTTTCTTATTGTTTTGTTGTATCTTTCATAGTCCAACTCCTCTTCTATTTCTTTTAGTTTTAAGACTATAAGCGCTTTTTTATCAACTTCTTGAATGTCTTTTATAAGTACATTTATTAAAACGTGACAATAAATTAGATCACCGGACAACTCTTCTTTGCTTGTGTTTTCTATAGTGTGCACTAATTTATTTAGTGTTTCTTTAATTTCTTTAGTGTTAATATTCATTTGTTATTATTCCTAGTTTAGTTAGTTTAAGGCCCTGCTTGTAACAGGGTTTTTTTATTTTGACTTTGCGTTTTGCGTTGTCTATGTAGCTATTATAGTGCAGCCGCTGCACGTATGCAAGTAATTTTTGAAAAAAAGTTAAGTTTTTTACAAATATTTTTTAGTTGTTGAAAGTGCAGTAATGTCACTGTATACTTTGATGCATATATATATATAGAGTAAGTTATGCATGATATAAAACAAGACGATTTAAGAGCTATACGAAAATCGTATAATCTTACGCAAAAAAAGTTAGCTGATATGCTTAAAATAAGCGTGCGCTCTATCATATGCTACGAAGCCAATACACAGAAATGCGGTCAAACTGCATTAGAATTGCTCAAGTATAAATTGAAAGAGTTGCAAGAAAATGATAAAAAAGTTATCATTCAATAACGTTATATATATAGAGATAAAACTAAAATGTATATACAATTTGATAAAAAAAGAATCTGTGATAAAATTTACTTGAAAACTTACTTGCAACTTATTGATAATTTAATACTAACAATTAGGATAAAAAATGGACTTTAAGTATAAAATAGGCGACAAAGTTTATAGAAAAGCAAACGCAACTGATTCTTATGTTAGCGAGCATATCATTACTTCTATAAGGTTCGACAAAGATAGCGTTTCCTATATTTGTGATGATTTGATAGCTTTGCAAGAAATTGATTTGCATAGCGAAAAAGAAGATTGCAGTAAAGCGCTTATAGATGATCTACAAAAAAAGCTAGACGCTTTGCAGGCTAAAGAATGAATCTGCTTCGCTGTGAAAAATGCCTAGGCCGCAAAACAATACAAGGCTTAGGCGGAATGATAGAAAAATGCACTGGCTGCAAGGGCATTGGTTATATATCTGATGCAGTCAAAGAAGTCGTTAAGACTGTACGCAAAAAAAGGACTTTAAAAGATGAGCATATCGAACAAGCCCGCACCGAAAAAGCCTAAAGGAACACAACAAAGATGCGGAGACCCTATTTATAATCTAGATGATTTTAAAGCTGTTTGCGATGTCATAGCATCAAGAGATATATCTTTAAAAGATGCATGCGCAAGCGATCCGCACTTTATGGATGATGTGACCTTTTGGCGCATGATGAGCGTTAACAAAAAAGCTAAAGAGATGTATCAAGATGCAAAATTTCATCAAACAGAAGTAAAAGCAAACTATATTGAATACATGATCAAAGAACAAAATTCTACTTATATAGATGCGGCGGGAATTGAAAGAACAGATGGTGCAGTGCTAAGAGCTAAGATTGATGTTATAAAATGGAGTACAGCTATACATAATCCGAAAAAATTCAATCTTAAAGCGAATGCAGAAATTGCAAGCTCTCAAGTAGCAGAAGATACTTCTAAAGTAGTAAAAGAACTAAATGAAAAGAACAAAAAGGAATACTAAGAAATAACTCAAGTTTTTTAATAGCATCTACATCTAAAGAATAAAAAAAAAGTATTAAAAAGGAGTTTTTAAGTGAGCAATAAATACGAATACGAAAAGCTAATTACAAGCTATATACATGATTTACAAAAAGAAATTATGAAGCAATCCAATTGTATAGCTAATTTAAAAAATGAACTACGGCATATGAATCTAAGCTTTAATAGTCAAATCATCGAGCTATGTCAGAAGTTTAATTTAGATTACTCAGTGCATGAATCTTAGCCAAGATCGTGAAGAGCTAGCAAGTCAACTCAAAGGCTCACTTATAGCTTTTACAAAGTTTTTCTACAAAATACTAACATCCCGCGACTTCATTATATCAAACCCATTGGGCCGCGAAAGTCACCAAATCACTATAGCGCGCGCTTTAAGCCAGGCTTCACGGCTTGAAATTCCTACGCAAAGACTAATGATAAACGTAAGTCCTGGTTCTGGAAAGTCTACGTTGCTGAGCTACTGGACAGCATGGACTTTAGCGCAATACCCAGATTCACGCTATCTATATATATCTTACTCTAAAGTGCTTGCTGCAAAGCATACTGAAACAATAAAACGAATAATTCAACTACCGCATTTCAAATACTTGTTTGATGTATCAATTAGACACGACTCTAAAGCTAAGGAATTCTTTCAAACTACAGCGGGCGGAAGTGTAGCGGCATTCGGTTCAAGTGGTTCAATTACAGGACAAGATGCAGGCTTGCCGGGGCTCGATAGATTTTCAGGCGCTTTAATAATAGATGATGCTATTAAGCCCGATGAGGCACATTCCGACACAGTTAGAGAAAGTGTTACACTAAATTATAGAGAAACAATTCAACAACGGGGACGCGGTGTAAATGTTCCGTATATTTATCTTGGGCAAAGGGTTCATGAAGCAGACTTAGCAGCCTATTTGCTGGCAGGAAATGACGGTTACAAATGGCAACAAGTGATTATTAAATCTATA